CGAACCGGTTCTCCTGGGCCAGGATTTACTGTTTGACCTGTTCAACGACACGGAGTTCTCTCAGAAGAGAAGCGGATCGAAGGAGAAGTGGGACAAGGCCAGAGGCCAACTGGTCGACGGCAAATGGACCGGCACCAGGGGTGACCTGGTCAACACGATTTATGAGGGGTCAGAGGGTGGCCTAGTCCATTTGTGGAAGACCTACCACAGCATGTCTGACAAACTGGACACCCCGGACATTCGGGAAGATGAACTTTCCTTGGATGTGCAGGACCGTCTGTACGCCAACGCTGTATCTATTGCCCAGGGGACCATGACATGGTGGCAGGCCGTTGGAAGCATCCAGGATTACGCAGCGAAGGCGGACGGGGACAACGCCTGGAAGGAACACAACCGGAAGATCCAACAGCAGGTCGGCCAGTACGATGTTGATTTAGACAACAAGGCTTGGGAGATTGAACAGTTTGAGCAACAGTGGGGGATGCACAGTCCCGGTGCCGAAGGCGGCATACGCCTGGGTGTTGTGGACCAGGCCAAAAAAGTTCTCTCTAACAGCATGTCGATGGCTGATGTGAAGCAGTCCATCATGGACGCAGCCAACGAACTGTACCCACACAAGCCGTCGCTGGTGCCTACCTACTTGTGGGCGGAACCGTGGGTCAACGCTTACAACAATCTGATGCCGACATCCGCCGGTCCCGTCGGTTCGGCTGGGAGTATGTATAACACGCTGGTGAACCAAGCCTTGCGGGACAACACGGGTATTGAGGACTTTGAGAGGGCTTTGAGGGGGACAGATGATTGGAAAAACTCCAACAAGGGTGTCTCTGGGTATCGGCAGATGTTCGATGTGTTGAGTGATGCGTTCGGCTTCTCCGGGCAGAGAGGGTACGGTAGGTAATGGCTGTTACGCCTGACGGCAGGATTTTCGCCCCGATCTTCGTAGGGCAGACAACTGACGACCCGGCGACTGTGGCGGCTATGGCCGCTGATCCGAACACCAAGTTTCACCCTGAATACATCATGTCTCATGGTGGTGGGTGGAGGGATCCGTTCACTGATGAGCGGATCGGCGGGGTGCAGGACAGGTTTGGGGTTACGTCCAACTGGTCAGCCGATCCGGCTCACCAGTTTGAGGGGTTCAACGAGGCGGGTGAGCCGGTCAACCCGGACGGTTCCCCCCGGAACCCGATGGTGGTGAATCAGAACATCACCCGGACTATCGGGGATACTTCTGGTTTCCTGGATGAGGCCACCAGGATTCAACAGGCGAACATAGCCAGCCACCGTGCGAGGACTCCCCTGTTGGGGCTGGAGGACATGGGGATAGACACATCTGGCTTCACCGCCCAGGAGCAACTTGCTTGGACGAATCTATACAACCAGGGTAACGAGAATCTAGTCACCACCAGTTCGACGTTAGGGGACAGGGCCCGTGGTGGCCGTCTGGGCATGAACCCGTGGGAGGTCCTGGCCCAGGTCATTGAGATAGCACTTGAGGATTTCGGTCAGAGTGCCTTGACCGCCCCGATCACTGAGGCGGATGTGGACGGGTGGTCTGAGCGTATCGCTGCCAAAGGGACCGAATATCTACAGTTCAAGGAGGCCCGAAGCATCCGATCCGACATCCTGGAATGGCGGGTCGGGGACGATGCGCTGATGACTAAATACGGGGTGACCGAAGAACAGGTCGGTGCCCTGATGGGCCCCACCGGGGACATCAAACATTTCAAGAACACCGGGGATGTCATCACCTACGACGCTGCGGACGTAACCCAGGTGTCGACGGTTCTCCCAACCGGGGAGGTAATCCAACCCCCCGAAGATGTCGCCTACGACGAGGCCATGGGGTTCATCCTGGAGCATTACCCGTGGGCTGAAGGCCTGGGGTTGATCGACATGATCGTGGAGGCCGTGGAAGCGGGCACTGACGCCAACGTCTTGTTGGCGAAGATCCGCAACACCCCGCAGTGGAAGGCCACCTTCCCGGCGATCAAAGACGACCAGGGCCGGATGAGGTTCAAGAACGAGAACGATTACATCACCCGTGTCCGGGATTATCAGGAGGTTTTGCGGGACGCCGGGATGTTGAACGAAGCCACGGAGAACCCGTTGGACTATGCGGCTCTCATCGAACGAGGCATAGACCACACCGAACTGGCTTCACGAATCAACGAGTACCAGACCCTTTCCGAACACAGCGTGGGGGTTCGTGCAGCGTTCCGGGTGTACGCCAACATGGACGTTTCCAACGACCAGTTGTACCAGGCGATTATTGACCCGGAAGCGTCAGAAGCGTTGATAGAGGAATACAACCGGAACATCTTGTCGGCGGATTTCTCCTACGAAGACTTCGTGGCCCGGGCTACCGACTTCTCCCTACAGGCCGCCTTGGAAACCATCTCCAAAATGGAAATAGATGGGACTGTTCCCACTGGGACAGTGGCCAGGATTCGTGGCTTGGATACCGACCAGGCCCAGGCGCTGGTGGAGGCCCTGTATTTGGGGGACTCAGCCGACGGTGAGGCGTTCCTGGACTTGGACGAGATAGTCCAGTCTGTCCAGTACGCCCTCATTGGCGGTGCCGCTGAGGAGCAGGGTTTGGTGGCACCTTCGTTGGAGCGTGTCAAGGAGATAAGAAGCGCCGGGATAACGAGAGCGAAGGCTTTGACAGCCTACGGTCAATACGCCAACCAGGGTGACCTGATGAACTCCATGATCTCCAGGACGAACATGACTTCTGACAGGTTCACTCAACAGGACTTTGAGGAAGCACAGTTCCTGGCCAGGCCAGAGGAAACCGACCTGCTAGTGAGAGGCGTCCAGGCCGAACAGTCCTTGGCGGCTCCTTCTGGCCAGTTCAGTGTGGCCGGTGGCCGGGGTGGACGGCTGGTGCAGCCTGGTCGAAAGGGGCCCGGCGTCCGCTATTGACAGCACCGTGTCAGTTATACTTAGATAATACCAATCCTTCTGGGTACCCCTGGGGTCCAGAAGCGTACGAGACCAGGAGTGACATATGCCATACGACACTGATGAAGATATTTCTGAGATGTCGGGAGGCACCCTCCGACAGAAGTTGGAGGAAACGCTAGAACAGAACAAATCGCTTAGAGGCGAACTTACCGGCCTGAAAGCCCAAGAGGTTATTCAGCAGCACGGTTTGTCGCTTGTGAAGCCCACGGATCTGGATGGCGTCGACATAGGCCAACTTGAGGAGCGGGCCAGGGAGATCCATGAGGATCGTCGTGGCCAGCAAGAGGAGTTGGCCAGGGACCTGCTAACAAGGCGGGGTTTTGAGGGCGATGAGTTGGATCGCCAGGTTGAGGATTTCCTTAGCCCGGCGGCACCTGCTTCTGGTTCTCATACCGACGCTGAGGCATTTGACAGGGCTCGCCAGGTGGGCGCAATGTCCGGCCAGCCAACTCCGGCTATCAACCCGGAGAAACTGACCGGGGTGCAGGCCATTGAGTGGGCGCTGGAGAATAAGCCCAGCAAGCGCCGTCGTTAGAGGGTCCCATCTAATCACCCACTAACCACAGGAAGGCCAGCGATATGCCAAGTGGCAGCGTGACCCTCCTTGAGGCGGCCAAGTACGGTGACGATCAGTTGAAGCGTGGGGTCGTTGAGACCCTGATCCAGGAATCTCCGATTCTTGAGATGCTTCCGCAGACCGCCATCTCTGGGAATGCTCTCAAGGTGCAGGTCGAAAACAGTCTGCCAACGCCCGCTTTCCGTGATGTGAACGAGACCTACACCAGGTCATTCGGCACAGACACGGAGCGGTACTTTGGTACGGCTATCCTTGGTGGCGAGGTATTTGTCGATAACTACCTTGTCAGGGTCCGTGGGAACGTAGTCTCTGCGAAAGCCAGGCAGTACGCCAAGTTCGCAAAGGCCATGTCCAGGACTTACGACAAGTATTTCTTCGACGGTACTGGTACCGCCAAGGATTTCAAGGGAGTCAACTCCCTTATCACTGAGGGTTTGGGCCAGACGGTTGCTGAGGCAACGAATGGCGGACCCCTCACATTGGCGAAGATGGACGAGGCGCACGATCTTTTGCGTAGCCAGTCCAGTGCTGATGTCATCCTGATGAACCGCTTTATCCGGCGCAAGTTGACGACCCTTGGTCGCAACACATCTGGTTACTTCTCCCTGCTTGATGTAGGGGATGACCGGTTTGGCCGCCAGATTCTGCAATGGAACGGGATTCCCGTTCGGATCATCGGAGATGATGCAACAGGTTCTGCAATCCTTGCGTTCAATGAGACACAGGGATCAAGCAGCGTCACTTCAAGCATTTACTACATCGCCTTTGGCGAGGACGAGAACGTGACAGGCCTGTTGGGCCTGGGCGGGTCGTTCGACGTAAATGACTTTGGTGAGACTGAGGCAGCGCCTGGGCACTTGGGTCGGGTTGAGGTTTACCCCGGCCTGGCCATTTACAACCCTCTATCCATTGTGAGGCATACCGGCCTCACGGAAGCATAGGAGGCTGAAACATGGCACAGTCAACTACCACAGTCGGTCCAGGCACACTTGTCCGGGACGCAACCGGAGGCGTACTTCTCGCAGATACTGCTATCAGCGCAGATGGCGACACCGGTTGGGTTCAGGTCGACAAGCCAGGGCCCGTC